AATACCAGTCCATATATTATATCGGAACCATTTAACACGTATGAATTTGTTAAATAATTCAAATATGAAGGTTTGGCGATTGGCGCACGATTTATACTTCCACTACCTAAATCTCCCCAAGCGTTATCAAATGTTAATTTATATGTCGTTCCAGTTGAACCGGACTGAATAGATATGCTACCACTAATACGAGATTTTTCATAATCAAACGCTGCTAATGAATATCCAGATGTCGTACCTACAGTTTTGCCATTGGTAGTGACACTAGTAGAAAATCTATTAGCAAGTTGACGTGTTGTAATTTGAAACAATTTACCTTTACTAGCAGATGCGTATAATAAATCGTTTAAAGTAGATGAGTTTGATACAACCCCAAGTGAGGTTATAAAAGAATTAATACTAGATGACGCAATACTTCCTGTGAGTTTACTAAACTTTAAAGATGCGGTCATGAATCCAGCGGGCTTGTTGCCGGCAAAAAGACTTGAACCTGTTATATTCCAAACAGAACTACTTTGTTGATAGTTAAATGTTGTTGTATAATTGGTATCATCAAGACTTATATAAGAATCATCTGTAATAGCACCGATATCACTATTGCGATTCCATGTACCTGGTTGAGCATAAACAAGCAATGGATTCTTTTGCCAATAACCAGTTAGACCACCTACACGAACAATTGTAACGATACCTTGTTGTTGTAGATATTCTTTTGCGGTATATGGGCCATAATACACTCCGTCAGCTACACCGAAACGACTTTCCAAAGTGGTTACGTCGGTAATTGTTGCTGGGAAGAATGCGGGTCCATCGGCGAATGGGGCTACTATAGCTCCACCTATGTTTGCGACACCTTGTGCTAAACCTGACAGGTCATTTTCTCTTGTGAAAACTCCTGGACTTACTATATTTTGTGTTGGGGCGAATGTACCGCCTTCTTGTATTGGCATAATATTAATATCCTTTCAAAGTTATATTTAATCAATAAATATAACAGAAAAAAGTCAAGATTAAACTATTTATTATAACTTTTGTTATTTTGTCATATTTTTACTAATAAACCCTGAAATTATGATTTCAGTATAAAAATCTGGATTTGTCCAAAAATAATCGGTTATATCAATTCCATCTATCGAGAACAATTTGACACTCATATCAGGATCTATGATTATTTTTTTAAGAACTTCATATCCGTGATTTCTCGGAAAGTGATTTCCACAGAAATGAAATTCTCCGCTAAATTTTCTTACATTTGATTTAAATAGATTATAATCTGTATCCAAAAAGATTTTTTCGTATCCCTCGATGTCAAACTTAAAAAAATCTATAGGTCTATTTATTAATTTAATAATATCAGAAAATGTCATAGACATGGATCTTTGCAATTTATTATTATGGAACATTGACGCAAATGTTTGCACCGATTTACTATCTCCCACCAGTGCATGTATTAAAGTCGGTTGTTCGTCTCCATTTAAGTTTTCAATGAAATCTGACAAACAATCGAGGCTACCATCTATCCCGATATATTTTATATTTTTTCCTTTGTGTTTTAAGAAAAAATATCCTTTGGAACACCCAAAATCCAAAACCAAATCGTTTTGTTCTACACCTACATATTTTTCGTACTGATTCCATTCAAAAATTTCTTTATACGTAAAAGAATCTAAGTTTTTTCTCAACGGAGATATTGAGTTAACATCATTAATTATATTATTTAATTTTTCTTTTACCATTTCAAAAGAAATCTCAGTTGTACATTCAAACTGATTTTTAGTATTTTTATATTTTGGGCACCAATTCCAATCGCCGGCGTTAAATTTATATTTAACATCATTCCAACAACCATTACATACACTTTCGTTTATAACTCTATATGGTGTAAAAAATTCATTAAATGATTTTGTAAATCCGCTTATCAGTAATATTTTTTTATCTAAAGCCCAAGCTAACCAACTATTTCCAGAACTTAGACCTACAAAAAATTCACAGTTATAAATCCAGGATATCGCTTCGTGTATAGATTGCGTTTGTGGGTGAATTACATTTTTCAATCCTTGAAGATCCATATAATTCAACGCTTCTTTTTGTATAACAACCACTTTGTACCCATTGTCATTTAAATGGTCTACTACTTTTTGCCATCCATCTATATGTTGCCAATGTTTACATCCAGATGTGGAGGCAGTTGATATACAAACGTATTTTTCTTGTAGTTTACGATCTTTATCTTTTATATGAATTTTTGTTTTTACTTCTTCGTAATCTAATCCAAGTATATTCGATGCAATTTGTTGCAGATTTTGTGTTCTATAATCAGCTGGTGATATTGAATTATCATTTGGATCAAAACATCCTATTTTATAAGAAGCGTAATAATTTTCATCATTTATATGGTTATAATTGTAAAAATTAATATTCGGATATTCAATTTCAAATAGATCTTTATTAGGAGTGTAGTAATCTACTATACAATTATGTTTTTTCTGAAAAAGATCTATACAGGCAACCCATGCAACTCCGTCGCCTAAAGAGGGTGATTCATTTACTATTTTTACGGTTTTATTTTTTAAATCTAAATTGAAATCGGAAACTAAAGAATTCGTTTGTTTATCTCGTATTTGTATATTCCAATCAATAAAATAAGCAAAATTAGCTTGCGTCCACATATTGTTTGAAATATCTGATTCATAAACAAGTTTATTATTTTGTTTGTTAATAAATTTCAGATTGTATTCTTTTTTAATTTCACCTAACATTTCAACTTTAGATTTATTATTAAAATCGAAAACTATACTGTTTTGTGATTCGACTGAATCTTTGTGATTTATCTTTGTACTTTCGTAAATTTCTATTAATTGAGTTTTCATACTTGTATCATAAAACGCTATTAATGTATCAACAATATATTTCCAAGATTTTTCTTTAGACGTAATCGTTGTTAATTTTTTATATGTATCGTAGTTCTTTATTACGTGCGTTATACCATTAATAATTTCCTCTACATCTCTATTCGATTTATATAATCCTTCTAAATTATTACCATCCTCAAACGTACCAACAATTGGCAAACCACATGAAATGGCCTCTAACAATGTCAAATTTGGGTGACCAGCTTCCAATATAGATGGATGTAAAAAAATGTCATGGGACTGATATAATCTTAATAGATCAGTTTCACTTAAGTTATATATAATGTTTAGTTTGTCGTAATTAAAATTATATCTTTCAAAAAACTTTTTATTATTTTCAGGACCAGCTATAGTAATTGGTAAATTTAATTTTTTAGCAGCTTCTATTGCAAAACCAAATCCTTTTCTGTCTTCTGATGGATCGTGAATAAACCCATTATTAGCTACGCATAACAATTTATACTCGTCTACAACTCTAGATGCAGGTATGAAAAAGTCGGTATTAACACCATGACTCAAGTATTTAAGATTCTGCAAGTCAAAATAGTTAACTAAATATTTTGCCGGTACAAATGAAATAATTGAATTTTTTATCGCATTGTAATTTTCTTTAAAACAATTGGAGTCTTTGCCATATAAATATGCGTGATGATCGTGACAGGTAAAATAATAAGGTATACCTCTTTTATGAGCTTCAATTGCTAAATTAGCCACGTGAATGTGTACGACTGCACATCGGTCAGATTTGACTTGATCTAAATAAAGAATTTCAGATTCGTGTCCTAATTTTAAAAAATTTTGATGATATTCCCATATAATTTTTTCAACTGCTCCCCAACCATTTGGTGGAATTGGTAATAAACCAGGTGTAACATTAATTATTCTCATTTGTTTTAAATTTTATTCCGCAGCGTTTTTGTTATATCTGATTAATCATCAATACCACACTGTATTTAGATAGTCAAGATATTTTATATAGAACACATTTATTTTTAAAACTTTCTATATTTTCTAAACTTACATTTTCATCAAATGCAATATAGTCATTAAATAAAACTCTTAAATTTGTCAAATCATTTGATATTAAAAATTTAATTTTTAACCACTCACCGTGTGTACAATCTTTATTTAGAACCATTTGATTATTAATCAATATATTATATTTTCCAGTCTTTGCTATAATAAATAATAGTGGTTCAAATTTATTTTCAACATTATAGGCTATATTTACAAATGAAGATGTATTAAAAATGTTAAATTTAGAATTACTAAAAAATTCATCTACCGATGTGTTAGTAAAATATATTGATTCTTTTATATGATTTATTAACTGTGGAAAAATATACTCTAAAGTATCCGATGAACCCATGAATGGATATTTATTGTACCAATCATCTATAGATTTTACGATAATAAAATTTTCTAAGAAAAAATCAACATTTCCCGCAAATAATCTGGATTCAATTGCTGGTCTATCATATGAATGAAAATTGTACATCCACATTTTTGCATCAACAAGACCCTGGTTTAGTATGATGTCGATTTTGTCTATATCCGGTTCTGAAAAATCCACATCAAACTCCAAATACAAAAAGTTTTTATATTGAAGATTTTTTGCGAATGAAATTGAAGCGCATATATGTTTGTAAACTATATAACTCGTTCCTCTGTGAAATACGTGTATTGTTTCCTTATCGTTAGCGAACCAATTCCACAGGCTTTTATCTTCGGGTAATAAAATATTATCAACGTCGTAGATATAATAATCTGTTAAACTCTGAATATATTGATCATCTTGATAATTCGATATTATAATTATATCAATGTTTAATTTTTTTAATTTATTTATGCAATTAATTAAAACACTTCTACGTTCGTCCGTATTAGCATAACTGTTAATTATAATTACATTTTTCATTTGAATTTTATATATCCTGTATTTCTATATGTTTCTTGATCTTTAAATTGATATGATAATGTATTCTTTTTAATTAAGATGTTATTTTCGTCGTACACATCTACAATGTAGTCTCCTTCTTGATTAAACTTCCAGGCGGGTATTATCGTCGAAAAAACATAATTATTAAATATAATATCACCATTAAAAGTTATTATCATCTTCACGTTTATTTTATTTTGGTTAATTAGTACTATGTAAAAATTGTTGTCAGTGTCAGGAAGAATGGATGAAGTAATATCAACGTAAGAACTCAAATTTTTAGTTTCTGTTTTGAAAAAGTCTTTAAAATAGGAATTTATCAATAAACAATCTGTATTTTCAGTTAATTTTACAAAAATGTGTTCTAAACTAAATGGAAACGTCCAAGTGAACTTTTTATTAAACGATTCAATATCATATGGAATGCGATCATAATTGTTAAGTAAGTTACACATTTCTTTTACTTCTCCCATAAAAAATATTGTTTCATAAGCATTTTCATGAAACTGAGTATCATAAATATTTCCAACGACAACATAAAAAAACATTAATTTTTTATTTTTATATATTACATCGGATTTTATTTTTTTAATATTATAAATTTCAGTCGAATCAAAATGATTGTCAAATTCAACAAAGTAGAAATGTTTATAATCATAAAAACTTGCCAAATTAAACGCATTTCGCATTGATCTTATTATTGGAAATTCGTGTCCAAAACTCTTCGTTATGCCTGGTATATGAGTAAAATATATCTCATATTTTTCAAAAATACTCCACCAAGTCAAATGTAAGTTTTTTTCATTTGGGGTATTATCTTTATCATATATAAAATATTTTACCGATTTTAATATATCTGTAGGTATTACACAGTGGGTTACTAATAATATATCACTGTTTAACTTTTTAATTTTATCTATTGTAGATCTTAAAATGTTTAATTTTTCATCGGATGTCGCATAACAGTCTATTATGGTTATTGTTTTACTGCCAACATTTACATTTTTTTCATATTTTTCAAAGTCATTAATTCTTTCGGAAAAACTTCTACCACAGAATTGTATTACAAAGTCGCCTTTTTGATAAATATTAGAATCTAAATTCCACGATGGGTATATAGACAAAACTTGTTCGTTCTCTGTAACACAAAAACTATTGCAACATCTTTCGTCTATTAATTTCGATTTAGATTTATATTTGTCCACATTCAGTATCAACTGTCTCATAGATTGTTGTTCGTGATCGAAAACATGTACATTTACATTTTTTAAACAATCGTGTTTAAGATCGTAACAATCAGTCAAAAAATCAAATGATAACTGCGTATTTTTAAAAAAACAAGATCCGCTTGATAAATAAGAATACCTATTTGATGTAAATATCATATCATATTCATCATCTATTAATGACTCCAGCATTATATCAAACTCCATTATTAAAGCATCTATATCTATCCACCAAACCCAATCGTAGTCTTTTAATATAGTTTCAACCGCTTTAACTTTACTCCACTGAGGTGGTCTCGTTTTATCAATAATATCGTCGAAATAAATAAAATCATAGTTATGTTTATTAGCATATTCAATTTTATTTTTTATTGACATTTTTGCTAAATCCGAATAGTTGTGGTCGAATAATGTAACTATTGCTATCTTTTTATCTTTAAAAGACTGATCTTTTTTTATAGACTTGTAAGATACATTCTTTTTTTGTTTAAAGTGTTCTAAACACTTATCCAATTCGGAAATAGATTTACATCCGTGAAAAAACTTAATATCGTTTTTATCCGATGGTATTATATGCCAAGGAGAATCATTAATCGCTCCTGATTTATTGGTTTTGTAAAAATTCAACAAAGAATCGAAGTCGGACAAATTAAAATGAACCAGTGGAAGATGTTTTTTTGCATTTCTTTTCCATAACAACACGTTAATAATGGTTTCGTCATGATAGGGAGCATATAATAAATTATAACTTAAGACAGTTATATTATTTGAAACATTAACACATTCTCCGAAGAAATTTTTGCAATTTTTATTAAAAACTAAAAAATTAGTCTGAACGTAATGCATTGATCTTTCGTGTATACCAAGTAAATTCATAATTGGCATCTCTAATGTATCTCCCACAAAGGGATTTCCTTTGCCATATAACATCATGTATTCAAATAAACCCTTCCCAATTAAAGGATAATCATCACATTCTTTTAAATAATCAAAAGATGTATCGATATTTTCACGAACTAATCCATCCGCGTCTAAAAATATTCCTTCTTCTAGACCATTGTTTAATGCGTCTAATATAACTGTCGATTTTCTACTTAATGTATAATAAGTATTGTAGTCTTTTCGATCCACGATCCCAAGTTTACCATTTTGTAAATCTTCGTCAATAAACAGAGGTAGTAACAAGTGTGGATCTTTTAAATTTCTACAATATACTTTTTTAGATATGGAATTAAATTCAAAATTATAGCTATAAACGATAATTGGATAATCTGAAAATAATTCGATTGATTGAATCAATCGTTCGACTAAATCTTTATATCGTTCGTTTATAAAAGTAATGAATGCTCTTTTTGGAAACATAATATTTATATTTTATTTGCGGGGAAAAATCAATGAATATCTATGTTGATTTGAATTTGATTAGAAACTTTTGTGGTTAATTTTGAAAATCTATTTTGTAAAATTTCATTGATGTGATTTTGTTGCATAAATAAATTTGTGTTTGTTTACTATATCATATCCCATAAGATTAAGCTTGTTTTTTAACCTTTCTAATTTTTGAGATCCATCTGTAAAATAAAAATCATGGTACTCTATTAAAAATTTATCAATTTTTTGAAATATTGAATCTTCTAAATTTTCAATTAAATCGAATTCCATTCCCTCTATATCTATTTTTACAAAATCCACGTTTTTTATTTTATTTCTTTCAAATATATCTTTCAAAGTAATTGTCTCTACATCATAATAGTTATTTTTTATATCATGAGCTGAGCTAATTAAACTGTTATTATTATCAATATATAATCTTAATGATTCATTATTATAGGAGACTGCTAAATTAAATAATTCTAATTCTTTTTCGTCTTTTAAATTTTTTTGTAAAGAATTGAAAGCCGTCTTATTCGGTTCAAAACAAAAAATTTTATTACAATTATTGAGTTTCAAATACTTTGTAAATAATCCAACATTGGAACCTATATCAAAACAAATGTTTAAGTTTTTAAGATTAAGTTCGTCATATATTTTGTCCACGAAAAACTCATTATAATTGCTGAATATCGGATCTTCATCGGAAAATTCAAGAATGGGTTTTTTGATGTCTATATTTTTTAATATTATTTCATTTTCGTAAATCTTATCAGTCTTATTTTTTGTAAAAACTTGTAACAAAAACCCGCTAAAATTACTGTCATTTTTAAAATCAAAATGTTGTTTAGGCAGAGGTATAATCCAGATCGGAATGTTAGAATTCAAAATTTCACATCCGAAAGAATAAATACAAGTTTTGGAATCACGATCTTTTACAGTAAAAAAAACATCACTTAATGTATCTAATCCGTTGTAAATAATATCCAATTTATTATTCTCTTCGTTAAATGATATATCAAATAGTTCTTTTGGTATTGGTTCTTTGTTGAGGACAAAAGATTTTATTTTATCTAAATTTTCAACAACGTCATTTTCTAACCAAGTAACATTTTTATATTTATCATACATACCACAGTATACAGGTAGATTATACATCAAAAGTGGTAAATCCCATCCAATAGCTTCTCTAATAACCAATGGACTTGTTTCTTTATCATTAGCTGTACCTCTAGATGTAAACAAAAAAACATCCATGGCATTATAGAACGTATCTACGTCTTTACGTTCGCCCCACCATTTACAATTAGATGGAAACTGTTTCATTAAAGGTTCCCAATAATATTTAAAATTCTCAGCTTGATTGCCCACAAAATGAAATTGAATGTTTTCGTTTAGTAAATGTTTTGCATATTCAATGATTTCTGATTGATTTTTTCTAGAAGTAAACAATCCTACATTCAGAAAATGGGTTTTTCTAGGATCTAAATTTAGATCTTTTAGAGCTGATTCTCTGTCACTTTTTTTTCTATATACAATTGGATATTCCACAATTGACATTGGAATATTCAAACAAGCAAATATTCTTCGTTGATATTCACTTATCAACGCAAATCCATCTGGGAAAAAACATTTGTTATTTGGATTAAAACTGCTATCGTGGGAGGTTTCTATAATTTTATAAGTCCTATTAGGATTATAAACTTGATGTGCAAGTAATTTATCACAAAAGTATTCAGGTAACTCCTCAAAATGAATTACATCGGGGTTTATATTCTGAATGTGTTTTATTAATTCGAATTTATCTTCATATAAAGTTATCAATTTTTCGTTTAACAAACTTTGTATTTGTGTTCTCTGCACGACTAAAACACCTCCTGTTACATCTGTATACTCTACACAATAAACATCATGATCGGAATTTAATTCAATTATTTTTTTTAAAAGATATTGTGGTCCTCCACCGGTAGATAAATGTGGCGTTATAAATAATATTTTCATAAAGTCTCTTATTTATATACTACTTTGCTAAATCCATTATCTTTTTTTATTTCAATTTGTTCATCTACCATATCACGCATTTGATCCAAATGACTGATTACCCAAATAAAATCAAATTGATGTTTCAGATAACTAAACAAAGCTCCCATTTGACCCAAATGATCACTGTCAGCGCAACCAAATCCTTCGTCGATACAAATAATATTCGGCCTTGGCAGATTGCTAATGTTGATTAACGATACTCTAATAGCCAAACCACTAACAAACTTCTCCATACCACTAGCCATTTCTAATGGCCAACGTCTGTCGTCATAAACAATATTAGTCATAATGTTCTTACCGTCTGTCTGTAGAGTGATAGAGAATTCAACAATTTGTTGTAAAATGTTATTAACTTCTTTTTCTATTTCAGGTAATGTTCTAGTTATAATTTCATATGGAATCCCATCCCGGCTAATAATATTAGTATATAACTTATAAGCTTCATATGAAGATTCCAATTCTTTAACTTTATTCAGTTG